TAATATTTATAATTATTTTAACTTAAAATATTAAATAATATATTAATGAAAAGTCAATTGTTTAGAAGAAATCCGGATAGATATATTATTAATGATTTAATGGTGATATTTAATATAAAATCTTTAGATGATGGAGATTTCTATTTCACTAAACAAGATTTGACTAATCTTAATATTATAGATAAAATGAATAATATAAAAGAAAAATTAGAAATATATTATTTACCATGTAAAGCAAAGGTTTATTTAAAAGATTTAAATGAAAAGAAATGTATAACTATTTTGAGACAATTTCTGAAACATATAGATTATAATTTAAAACTTAAAGAAAAATATATAAAAGGAACTAAAAATTATTTATATTATATTTATGCTCGTAAAGATAAAGTATTAATCACATTTGATTAGATATTATATTTCTAACAATATTCTTTACAAATACCAAATGTTTTTCTATGCCATTTAGTAATACCATATTCTTTTATAGCTTCTAAATGTTTTTTTGTTCCATATCCTTTATTATTATGAATATCATATTTTTTTAATTCAGGATATTCTTCACATAAATTATTAATGTAATTATCTCTATTAACTTTTGCTAATATGGATGCTGCAGCAATACTTTTATATTTATTATCACCATTAATAACACATTCATGATCAATACATTCACCATCTTTACTCATATAAAATTGAAATTGATTACCATCCACTAATATTGTATCAATATAAATATTATCAACTATTTCATCGACACATAAATGCATTCCTTTTATAGTTGATTTTAATATATTATTTTTATCTATATCTTCGTTATTTATTAGAACAGAACTATTCGCTATAGAGTTTTCTAATATATAATCATATGCTAATAATCTTTTTTTTAAAGATAATTGTTTAGAATCTTTAATAATGATATCTGGACAAGGATCTTCATCTAACCAAATAACACTTGATATAGATACAGGACCAAATAAACATCCTCTACCTGCTTCATCAATACCTAATTCAATTTTATCTTTTTCATAATATTGTTCCATTTAATTTATTTTTATATAATATATAAATAGTATGGTTTTAAGTAATCAAGTAAGAGAAATATTATTAAAACAATCTAATATTAATTCTTTAAAAAATAATTATAAATCATTAATACCTTCTAATGATATACCTGATTCTAAACGAGTATATCATGATAATATGACAAAAATAGTTGAAAAAACTGTAAATTTAAAAAAATCTAATAAGAAAAAAAAATTAGAAGTAGTTGTAACAAAGGAAGAAAAGGATTTTTCATTTGATGAAATAATAGATATACCTGATGATGAAGAAGTAGATGAAGAAGTTGATAAAAAAGAAATTGAAGAAAATATTACATTTTTTGATATAGATGAATCAGATGATGAAGATAAAGAAGATAAAGAAGATAAAGAAGATAAAGAAGTTAAAGAAGATAAAGAAGATAAAGAAGTTAAAGAAGGTAAAGAAAATTTAGAGATAGATTTATTAAATATGATTGATAATAAATTATTAGCAGATGTTGCATTAGAAGATAAGAATAAAGATAAAGATAAAGATAAAGAAAAAAAAGGTGAAGAATTAATTAAACAGGGTGAAATAATTATAGAAGAAATAAAAAAAAATGATAATACATTAGAACAATCAGGAGGTATAAAAAAAATTAAATTAGATCAAAAATACGATTTCTTTTAAATATTATTATCTTTATAAGATATATAATGGTATTTAATTTAGTATATATGGCAAAACCAATTTATGGTGGTTGGGTTACTATGACTGGACATTTATCATTAAAATATAATTATCCATTATATAAAATAACAAAAAGATCTGAAAAAAGTAAAAGAAAATTTGGATATAATATTGAATATCAAAATTTAAATATAAATGATTTATTAAAATTAGATAATATATTAATAACTGCATTAGATAAACATTATTATGAATTTTTACATTTATTTCCAGATAATACTAATATTATAATTCATGATCCGAATGATTATAAAAATAAAGATGTTATAGAGTTTTTAAAAAGAAGTAATATATTTACTATTAGAGAAAGTGTTAATAAACATTTATTAGAAACACATAATATTAAATCAATATTTAAATATCATCCATTTTTTGAATATAATATACATGCTTTTAAAAATAATATAAATGATCCTTGTATTTCAATTAGTAGAATAGATTTTGATAAACATACTGATATTATATTAAGAGCAAATCCATTAATAAAAGATGAATGTAATAAAATAAAAATATATGGAAAAGAAAATAGATTATATGTTAATTTTAAATTAAAAGATTTAAATTTTCCTGAATATTGGAAAGGTAAATATGATAAAACATTACCTATGTCATATGAAGATAGAGATATGTTAAATAATTGTAAATATGTAGTAGATATGTCTATAATAAAAAATGATGGTGGTGGTACTCAATATACATTTTTAGAAGCTATATATCAAAATTGTATATTAATATTACATAAAGAATGGGTAGAAAAAGGTGAATTATTCAAAGATAAATATAATTGTTATGTAATTGGATATACTGATTGTATAGAACAAGAATTAGCGGATATAATAAATACTGAGAATATAGAATTAGATAAACAGATTTTAATAAATTCTAAAGAAATAATGAATAATAATATTAACGTCTTGTGGTAAATTAGATAATAATATCGTAAAATTGTTTAATTAATAGATCTAATGGACATGGTCCTATATCTAATAATATTTTATGAAATGATTTAATATTATTGTTTTTATTTTTTAAATAATCTTTTTTTAATTGTAAAATAACTTGTTCACCAATTTTATATGTTAATGCTTGTCCCGGTTCACTAGAATATCTAAGTATTTGGTTTTTAATATAATCATCTGAGTAATATTTAAGATATTTTTTCATATATTTAAAACATTTATCAAAATCCCATTTATAATAATGAATACCAGTATCTAAAATTAAACGAAGTGATCTTTCAACTTTATATTGTAATGAATAATAATATTCAAAATCATTTTTATATTCATATAATGATTCGCAATAAAAAGCCCAACCTTCAGAATATCCAGAATATAATGATTCTTTAATATAATCAGGTAAATTAGATTTATATGTTAAATAATTTTCATAATGATGTCCCGGAATACCTTCATGAATATTCAATGTTAATAATTCATATTTACTTATTTTTTCAGGATTAAATATATTAATATAAAATGTTCCTTTTTCTTTTTTATTAGGTGATGTATAGTAAGCAAACATATCCATATTAACAGAATTAATAGTTTTTATATCATATAATTCTTTTATATCATCTATAAAATATTTATCTAATTTTTTATATAAAGTTTTTCTCATATCAGTTAAATCTTTAATTATTTCTTTACTAGATTTATAATATTTATTATTTTGAAAAACATGAGCATCGATATCTTTAACTTTTAATTTTTTCGCTAGTTCTTTCTTTAATAATAGATCTTGTTTAAGAAATTTAATACCCATATCATGAATAATACATGGAGTTAAATTAGATAAAGTATTATATTTACAGATATTTTCATAATATTTTAATCCATTTTTATATGTATATAATCCTATATTTTTATTAGAATATTTAATATAATTATTCAAAACAAAATCTAATATTTTTTTAATATTTTTAATTAAATATTTATCAAAACATTTTTTTAATTTAGTTCTTATATTTTTAGGAACATTATTAAATTTATGATCTTTGGATAATATATCTTTAGCTTTATCTATAAAATTATTAATAATTAAATAATTAATATAAATCTTATTTTTTAATCCTTTTTTTAATATTTCAATCATACTATTAGTTATTGGTGTTAATTTAGATAATCTATTCATAAGCATATCATAATCTTTTTCATTTAAACATTCTCTATATAAAAAAAATAATATATTATCATTAATATCTAATAAATATTCATCATCAAAATATTTATAAGATCTATTATATTTTAAATCATATAATAATATATCATCATAAAATGTTTTATTATTTTTTTTGATTAATATATTATAATATTTATCATCGAGATCATTATTCTTTTTTATAAATGCAGGAGAATAATGATTAGGTAATGAATTTTTTTTATTTCTATATTCTTCATAATCAATATTATCATTAAAAGGTGGATATAATTTAATTAAATCATGTAAATATTTATCACATAATTCCATATTAAAATATATTATATAAAAAAAATTGTTAAAAGATTATATTAATTAGTTAGTTAATAGATTGATTTAGATATTTAAGCTTTCTTTACACGACGAACTTTTTTCTTAGGGGTTTCTACAGGTTCTGGGGCTGGTTCATCATCTGATTCAGAATCCGAAACATCTTCTGCTTCTACTTCAACAACTTCTTCTACTTCATCATCATCATCAGAATCAACTACTTCTACAGATGCACTAGGAGTATTTACTGTATCTGATTGTTCATCATCATCATCATCAAGGAAGGCACAACTATTACCTAGTGAACTAGATACCTTTTCAGTTACCATAATTTGTTCACCATACCAAGTAACCCCGAACTTATTATTGATAAGCCAAACCATACTACATTTAAGAATGACAGTCATAGCAGCACCTTTTACCAGAATATCTTCTAGATTTACAAAATTATCACCATCCTTATCATCAATATTGTATACAGACTTATTAGAATCATATACACTACATTCATGTTTACCATCCTTGCGTTTAATCTTGAACTTAAATGATGGAGGATACTTACCATTAGGTTCTCCAGTCTCTGAATCAGTAGAAAGTTTTACCATAGGTGAATATAGTGTTTCAACAGTTTCACGACTAAGTTTCTTACCATTCTTAAACCAAATTGCACGATTTTGGTATCCAATATCAATCATATGATTATCGAACTCAGTCATTTTATCATGAAATGTGCTCATTGATTTATCTCCACTAGTGATAGGCATAGAGAATTGGACACCATACTTACCTCCATCACCACCATTAGTATCGGGGAAATACTTAGAATCCCAAGTAATACCAACCTTAGGAGTTTGAATATAAAGTGGATTCTGATTTCCATCATAATTTACAAATACAATTTGAACACCATTCTGACCAAGCTTACGAGGGTCAGAGAAGGAGATCTTAGAGAAGTTAACATTAGATGCTTTAGTGACAGGCATTATTAATATTCTTGTTTATTCTTTCTTTTAAGATGTATGTGTTTATTTACTTTAAAGTTTTTAAAGTTTTTTTCAAATTTATTTGCTTGTTTTTACTTTACTTTACTTTTTTTTAATTATATTTTTTTTCTATAACCCAATTTCAAATTTATTTTTTCCAATTACAATATATATATAAGATTAATCTTTAAATACCTTTTATATTCTTATATTGTTATAATGATGATTATATAATTTATGATATTTAAACATTTTTTAATAAATGATAATATAAAGGAAATGTGTGATTTTTACGAAAATGATCAAAAATGTTGTAAAAAAAATACCTATGGTTTATTCTGTAAGAAACATAAAAGAAATCATTTAGTTGAGAATGATTTAATTGTTATGAATAGATTTACTAATAAGGTATCTGATTATCTAAAGAAAGATATTGTAAATACATTAAATAATTTAGATAGACGAAAATATAGTAAATCATTAAAGAAAGATATGATATATAATATACTATTAGAAAGATATAATAGAATAAAATATTATAATAATAATTTAAGAAAAATATTGACAATTCAATATAGATATAAATATAAATATAATAGAGCAAATCAGTTGTTAAGAGGTGAAGGATTTTTAAATAAATCAGAATGTAATAATCAGGAAGATTTTTTTACATATGAAACATTTGATGAGATAGATGATAAATATTTCTTTTCATATAAGGATGAACAAAATATAATATGGTTTTTTGATATTAGATCATTTAATAAATTAATAGAAATGGGACAACCAAATCCATATACTATGGTACAATTCAATCCAAGAACAGTTATTAGAGCAAATAGATTGACAGAATATTTAAAAAATAATAATATAACATTAAATTTTAAAGATGAAATGAAAGAATTAAAAAAAGATAAGAAAGCTATATTAAAACAAAAAATAGTTGATTTATCTGCCGCTATTGAAAGGTTAGGATATAGTTTTAATTTAGAATGGTTTAAATCTTTACATTCAACACATTTAAGACATTTATATAGACTATTAGAAGATATGTGGAATTATAGACTACAATTATCTCAATCTCAAAAAGATAAGATATGTCCACCAAATGGTATAGTATTTAATATGCCACCACATGAAATTAGAAATTTTAATAGAGATAATATGAGAGAATTAATTGTAAATGATGTTATGAAATTTAATAATGCAGAAGATGATAGTGATAAAAAATTAGGATTTATGTATTTTTTAATATGTTTAGGAAAAGTAAATCCTGTATTATATAGTGTTCATGATTGGATCTTATATATAGAAGGAGGGAATAGTCCACATGGACATCACCATGGATATCAATATTAATATTTTATTAATAATATATTTTATTAAATTTAATAATGTATTATATTGTTCATTTTAAAATATAATTATTAAAGATACTTAAAAACTAACCGATATATATAAATATAATAAATAGCGCGGTTGAATAGTAGAAAAAAAAAATTTAATAAGATATAACAAAAACAAAATGGCTGGAAAACAAAACAAAGCAAAGAAATCTGCACCTAAGAACACTAAGAAATCCACTCCCGCTCCGGCACCAGTTGTTGAGGTACCAGTAGTTGATACTCCAGTAGTTGATACACCTGTTGTTGATGCTAGCACTGGGAACAATGTTCCTAGTGGACCGGTAATGATGGATTATTCTGATGAGTTTTCTGCACTCCGCAGTCAGCTAAGTGATGCTCTTTCTCTTGTAAAGTCTCTTACTTCCGCAGTAGTAGCACTCGAACGCCGAGTAGCTCGTGATAAGAAAGTTGTTGATAAGAAAATGAAAACTAAGGTAAAACGTGTTCGTGATCCTAATGCTCCGCCAACTGGATTCCAGAAACCTCTTAATGTTTCTGATGAACTCCGTAAGTTCCTTGGTATTGCTGAGGGCGAACTTATTGCTCGCACTGAAGTAACTAAAGCAATTAATGCTTACTGTAAGGAACATAGTCTTCAGAAAGAAGAGGATAAACGCACGATCAAACCTGATAAGACCCTTACTAAACTCCTCCGTATCCAAAAGGGTGATGAACTAACCTTCTTCAATCTCCAGAAATATCTTAAGCCTCACTATCCCAATAAGGATGGAACATTTGCTTAATTATATTAACTTATATTCTACAGCACTCATTCTTAGACTCTTATATATATAATTTTTTCTAATTTTTTTTATTAATTTATCATTTCTTTCACATTTATTAATATTCTTCAAGAATTTAAAATAATTGTGTGTATTACAACATATATCTTTTCCAAATATTTTTATAAATTCCTTTAAATTATTATATAATTCACATCTTATTATAAAATATGCTAATACATTTGTATGTTTATTTATATCTATAATATTCCCCTTATTTAAATTAGTGATATAAAATATCTTACTAGCTTGAAATTTACACCATTCTTTTTCCAGATATATATTATTTACAAAATCACTATAATCATTTGATAATAAGAAACTATTTAATATATTCGCCCATATTTCAGTATATCCTTCAAATGTATTGACTCTTACTGAATTAATATTATATCTTTGTTTATATAGATCTATTATATTTGAATTATCGTTCATCGATTTATCACAATTAAATAAATGCATTAATTCATGTATAGTTACTTTCATAATCTCTTCTTTTCTCCATATATCTATAGTGTTAGTCATTGGTGAACAACATCCATTATTTATATGATGATGATTTAATCCATTAATAATATCATTATCTAACATTTTCTTAAAATCTGTTAAATAATAATTAATATTCATAGAACCAATTTCTTTATTTAATAAATTATTTACATATGATATTATATTTATAATATTCATTACAAATTCTTGAATATTCTCATCATTATAATATATATTTATATTTGTAGTATTATTATTAATTTTAATAGTAATATTATAGTTATTTTTTAAAGATCTAATACTTTCTCTAATTTTATCAGATATATATGGATTTTGAAAATTTACATGATTATTATTGTCATTAATTTTTGTTTTAATAATATTATAGTTATTTTTAACATTATTTAAATGATTATATAGTAATTTTAATTCTTTGAATCCATTTTTAGATATTTTAAAGTTTTTTTTAATAAAGTTTATTATAGATTTACTATCTTTTGTTAACATATATATATTATATAATTATTTTATAATTATAATATATAAATATGGAATATCCTTTTGCAGCTGCTAATTTACAAAATAATATGACTACCAATATTGTTAATGTTGAGAATAATTTAAGATATGGTTATGGATATAAACCGAAACCAGATAATTGTAAAGATATAGGATATAAAACATGTTCAGATTATAGTATTATGTTCGGATCTAATAAACCACTTAAAGAAGGTAAAGAAGGACCAGTAATCACAGGTAATCTATCATATGATCCAACAACTTCATGTAATAATTTATGGAATAATTCAACTAAAAGAAAAATTATAGTAAATAATTAAAGATATATTAAATATATATTATTAAGTTATGAGTAAAATTAGAAACATATCATATGATTTATATAATATTGGGAATATAAAGTATTCAAAATATTTAATTAAAGATTGTTCAGCAAAGAAAAAAGAATTTGTTCAAGATAAATCTAAAGAACCATCTATTAATATTAAAAATATAGGATATATCAGTTTATATTATAATCAAAATCCTTTAATATATGTTACTACACCGATTATGGTTTGTTTATTTGGTATGAAAAATCAAATAATGTCATTACAATTTACAAATCTAAAGACAGATAAAGCAATGGAATCATTTTTTAATTTTATAAAGAATATTGAATTAAATAATATGATTAATTTAGGTATTACAGATGAAGAAGATGCTGATAAATATAATTCTCAAATTAGATATGATAAAGATGGTAAATATGATCCTAATTTAGTTGTTAAAGTACCATTTGTTAAAAATTGTTATGATATAGATATATATAGTGATGATTATGATACATGTAATATTAAAAATTTAAATAATTTCACAAAAATGAAATGTGATATTTATATAGATAAAATATGGAAATTTAATGAACAATTTATTTGTAAATGGAAAGCTAAAGTAATATATTTAGTTTAAGTTTAAATATTTTTTTAT